AGCCAGAACACTGTTATCCGCTGGATATGCCAGTTCTCTTAACTTAGCTACTATTGATGGTATTGTTGATGCAATTTTAGTGGACACAGGAACCACTTTGCCGGGAACATTAACCAATATGTCAGGCGCTACGTTTGCTAGTAGTACGGATTCATTGGAGGCTATTCGTAATCGAGGTGATGCGGCTTGGGTAACTGGCGGCGGCGGTTCAGCCCCTACAGTTTCACAAATACGCATTGAAATGGATGATAACTCAACAAAATTAGCCGCGATATTATTAGACACCGCCGAAATTGAAAACGTGCCAACTGTCGCAGAGTTTAACGCCAGAACTTTACTGGCTGCAAGTTACTTTGACCCTGCAACAGACGCAGTAGCCAACGTGACTTTAGTAGGAACCACAACTACAAATAGCGATATGAGAGGCACAAACAGCGCTTTACTAGCTTCAGGCTACACAGCCCCAGACAATGCGGGTATCACGTCTAACGGTAACGCAATAGGCGCACTAAATAACATATCAGTCAGCCAAGTGTTAACAACACAAATGACAGAAAGCTATGCAGCGGACGGAACAGCGCCAACACTTGCACAGGCTATATTCTTATCTATGCAAAATTTGCAAGACTTTAGCTTTGCCGGTACGACTCAAACAGTGAGAAGAATCGACGGTAGCACAACTGCAGCAACCTATACGCTAGACGATGCAACAGCGCCAACTAGCAAGACGCGTGCAACCTAATGAGTATCGCACTTGTAACAACAAGAGGATTTGGTAACGGTACGCTTATAGGCTCGTTAACTAAACTGGTTACAGTTGGTTTCGGCATATCTACAATTATCCCGCCAATACCGCCAGTTATCCCAATATCTGACGGTGGTTTAACATTTGGCGTATTAGGTGATGGCATAAACACAAACGGCAAGCTAGGCAATGGTATCGCTACTGATGGCGTAATGGGTTATAACAAAGTATCAAGAGGCAGTTTATAAAATGGGAAACTTAAACCAGTACGAAATTGGCCAGCCGATACGAATTAACTTCGGCGAAGATATTAGCCTAGCAGTGCCAACGTTAATTTTGCAACCTGAGTTAGGCAACACAAAAGAAATTACAGCCGGCGTAACTATTCCCGACACTGATGTAACGGTAGACGGTGAGGTGCTATTAGCAAATCAATATTTACAGTACTTTACTAAAACCGATGATTTAGATTATGTTGGTCGATGGCGCAACAAAGCCAAGCTAACTTTTTCAAGTACTGACGTAAGACAAAGCGACTTTGTAAAGTTTAGGGTGTTAGCATAATGAATATTAAAAAATATATTTTGTTTCATCCAGAAAGCCCAGGGGTTAGAGTAATTGTATATAGAAATTGGTTTCAACATCTATTTAGACCAAATCATTTTGCAACATTAAACGAGTGTATATTAATAAACCATACCTTGTTGACTGCTAGGAAAGACTAGACCCTTAGCCGCTTAATTGCGGTTTCTGGGTGCAAGACTAATATTAACTAACCCACAAGGTAAAATACAATGAAGTTACATATAGGAACTAAACTTATTACAGCGAAACCCATGACTTTGGGCGATTACAACAATTACCGAGGTTGGCTGTTACCTTCCGACGAAGATGGTAACGATAAGGGGTTTTTAGTAGAATATCTTGGCGGTGGCGAGAGTAATCACCCTGAACATTCTAACTATATCAGCTGGAGTCCTAAAGCGGTGTTTGAGGATGCTTATAAGTCGTCAGGTGAGATGGCTATGGGTATGGCAATTGAAGCTCTTAAACAAGGGTTCAAGGTTGCTCGTAGTGGTTGGAATGGTAAAGACATGTTTGTTTATTACGTAGCTGCTAATAAATACCCAGCTACTACCGAAATAATGAACGAATTAGCTGGTGATAACGGGCTTGTTCCTTACAATGCTTATTTAGCTATTAAAACAGCACAAGGTCCGGTTTCTACATGGGTTCCTAGTATTAACGATTGCTTAGCTGACGATTGGTGCATTGTAGATTAATCTGTTAGATATTTTTTAAATAAAATAAGCCCCTTAATTGGGGCTTTTAGGTGCGAACTAACACAACTGAACAATTATTGCCGAATGTTTAGCGACTATTGGGAACTGGACTGCTTTTGTTGGGCGCCGTATCAGTAAGCGGCTGGTTTGCACCTAATATTAACCATCCTATACAAGAAGGATATACAACGCTTATGCGTAAACTAAATACAAAGCAAGAGGCATTCGCTAAGGCGGTTGTACTTAATGGTGGTGATAAGGTAGCCGCATTTAAAAAGGCGGGTTGGTCTTGGGTTAACTTTTCTAAAAACTCTTTAGGAGTACAGGCAGATAAGGCATTTAAGAAACCTAATATAAGCCTTAGAATCAAACAACTACAAGAAGCTAAGGAAATAAAAGCTAAAAAAGTCTTTGATGTGGACGCTGAATGGGTCTTAAATAGCTTAAAATCAGTTGCAGATAGGTGCATGGTTGCAGAACCTGTAATGGTTAAAGGTCGCGAAGGAATGAAGCCAAGCGGAGAATATAAGTTTGACTCTTCAGGTGCCAACAGGTCTTTAGAATTAATTGGTAGGCACTTTAAAATGTTTACTGATAAGGTCGAGCTATCAAATGACCCAGAAAACCCCCTCACTTTATTGATAAGCGAAATATCAGGAAAAACGCTAGGCCCAAAAGTTGACGAATAAAACTGATAGTCAAATACTAAAAGAAAACCTTTCGGATCCTTGGTGGCGTTTAACTAGTGGTAAGCTTTATAAAATAATGATTAAAGGTGATGATGGTGAGGATGAATTAGTCGTTCCGTTTATCCCTAATGAAGCTCAGCTAAACTTACTTAGCAATTTGCACACTAGAAATAACATATTGAAAGCCAGGCAATTAGGTTTTACAACTGTAATCGCTATTTACTTTTTAGACTGTTGTTTGTTTAAAGCCAACGTAAGGGCCGCAATAATTGCACAAGCTGAAGATGTGGCTAAGACAATATTTAGAGACAAGGTGAACTTTGCTTACTTAAACTTACCAACACAGTTACGGCTTGCCATGCCGCTTGGCAGAGATAGCGCAAGTGAATTGCTATTTGCACACAATAACAGCTCAATACGTGTTGCCACTTCTGCCAGGTCAGGCACGTTACAGTATTTGCATATATCAGAGTTCGGAAAGATTTGCGCTAAGTTCCCAGAGCGAGCGGAAGAGGTTATAACAGGTTCAATACCAGCAGTCCCAACTAACGGCATCGTGTTTATTGAATCAACCGCTGAAGGGCAAGACGGACACTTTTACAAGATATCTAAACGTGCCGAAGCATTAATGTTATCAGGTAAAAAGTTAAACCCTAAAGATTTTAAGTTTCACTTTTACCCATGGTGGGGCGAAAGCAGATACAAGACAGACTTTGACGTATTGGTAACTGATAAAGATAACGAGTACTTTGATAAAATACAAAGCGAGTCTAACTGCATTTTATCAGTACAGCAGCGTGCATGGTGGGTTATGACTCGAGACGCTGAATTCTCAGGCGAAGAAGAGAAGATGTGGCAAGAGTACCCAAGCACACCCAAAGAGGCGTTCCAGAAGTCTAAAGAGGGTTGTTACTACACTGTACAAATGAACAAAGCCAGAAAAGATGGGCGTATATCTAACATTAAATATCGTGAAGGACATCCAGTTAATACATTCTGGGATATTGGTAACAGTGACGGCACAGGTATTTGGTTGCATCAACAGATAGGGCAGTGTGACAACTTTATCGGCTATATTGAAGGATGGGGCGAGCATTACAAATATTACGTTAACGAGCTTAACAAAGTAGGCTGTGTTTTTGGCACTCATTATTTGCCGCATGATGCAGGGCATAGGAGGCAGGGTCAAACTGAAAATATTTCACCTGTTGATATGCTAACCAACTTAGGCTTACGCAATATAGAGATTGTGCCGGTGGTTAGCGAACTCACTCATGGCATACAAGCAACCCGCGATACGTTTGGCTCTTGCTGGTTTGATGAAGAGAATTGTAAGGAAGGTATCATCCATTTGGACAGTTACCGCAAAAGGTGGAATAATACAACAGGTTCATTCACTGATACGCCGGTTAAAGATGTGCATACAGAATGCGCAGATGCTTTTAGGCAGTTTGGACAAATGAGCGCAAGCGGTGAGCTTAACAAAGCGGCGCCTCAATCTATTGAGTTTACTTCGGAATGGTAAAAAATGATTACTAACACAGAAAAACAAAACGAAATTCATGCTTTATCAGTCAAGCGGTTTACTCGATTAGAAATGAAGGAGCGTGATCAACGCCGTTTAGCCGTCGAAGATATTAAATTTGCTCAGGCTGAAGATGGTCAATGGGATGATGGTGCAAAGGAAAAGCGCAAGGATAGGCCAAGATTTACTATAAATCGGGTTGCCGGTGCTATCGACCAGTTAATCGGGGACCAAAGACAAAACCGAACTAACATCAAGATTCGCCCTGTGTCGGGTGGTGCTAGTGAAAGCGTAGCAGAGACACTAACAGGCCTAATACGTAACATTGAAGCTGATAGTAAGGCTAGTAATTGCTATGACGTGGCCTTTGATGAAATGGTTAACGGCGGCTATGGTGGGTGGCGCATAACTACCGCATTCAATGATGCTGATTTTAACCAGAGTATTAAGTTTAAGCCTATCAACACAGCAACAACTTCATTATGGTTTGATGATGCTGCAAAAGAATATGATAAACGTGATGCTAAATTTGCTTACGTTACTCTTGATATGCCCAAAGAAGAACACAAAGAAAGATTCCCTAACTCACCAGTTCATGAATGGTCACAAGAAAACTTTAATCAATCAGGCTGCCAAGCTTGGTTTGGTGAGGGGTTTACTAGGGTTGCTGAGTATTGGGTTAAAACGCCAATAGATAAAACCATAGCGTTGCTGTCTGATGGTCGCGTAATAGATTCTGATGAAGAAAAAGCAGTGATGGACGAGCTGGCAAAATCGGGCGCTACTGTAGTTAAAACAAGAAAAGTGAAAACCCACAAAGTAGAAATGTATTTAATGGATGGCAGTGGAATTTTAGAGGGTCCTATGGCTTGGGCTGGTAAATATATTCCATTAATCCCAGTGTACGGACGACAAGCATTTATTGAAAATGAAACTTATGTCAGGGGTATTGTTCGTTTTGCTAAAGATGCAAACCGTATTTACAACTATGAGACTAGCGCAATGGTTGAAACAAACGCTTTGACGCCTAAAGACCCATATTGGTACACGCCAGAAAATTCAAAAGGGCATGAGGCAAAGTATAGGAACTTTCCTACTCAAAATAGTCCGTTTATGCCATTCAATCCAGACGTTAAAACAGGCGGTGCGCCTCCTACTAGAACTGGAGCCCCATCAGTACAGCAAGGTAGTCTTGTAATACTTCAGCAAATGAGTATGGACTTGTATCATGTAACAGGTATGCAGCCGCCTTCTATTGGTGTTAACCCTGAATTAAAGAGCGGTAAAGCTATAATTGCACAAGAAAGGCAAGGCGATAGAGGGTCATTTATATTCACTGACAACCTAATTAAGTCTATCGAATACAGTGCTGAAATATTAATTGATTTAATCCCGCGCATTTATGACACTGCGCAACAAGTAAGAATATTACAGCAAGACGGTGAAACCAAAAACGTTGAGATTAACACAATTAACCAAGAAGTAATGGACGAACAAACAGGTAAAAAGGTTTTAGTTAATGACTTATCTATTGGGCGTTATGACATTGTGACAGACACAGGGCCAGCGTTCGCTACACAAAGACAGGAATCAGCACAGCAGATACTTGACCTAATAGCAACTTCGCCACAGTTTGAAGCCTTAGCAATGGACTTAGTAGCTAAAGACTTACCAATACTTGAGACAAAAGAACTGACTAAGCGTGTCCGTAAACTTATGATCCAAAACGGCACAATTAAACCAACTGATGAAGAGATTGAAGAATACGGATTAAATGAGCCGCAAGCACCTGACCCGCAACAAGCGGCAATTACTGAAAACGTGCAAATGCAGACAGAAAAGTTAATGGCTGACATCAAAGAAAAAGACGCAAAAACTATTGAGACTTTGATTGATGCACAAAGTGAAGCCGTAGAAAGCTATAAAACATTGCTTGAAACGTATAAATTGCAAATGGATTTAGGTATAGAACTTACTAACGCTGACAGGGCTATATTAATCAAACAACGTGATTTAGTTGTAGAGGCTCAACAGTTAGTTGATGAAGGGCCAAACAGCGAGCAAGCAACAGACATTGTTAATCAGGCTATTGCACAAGAAGAACAGGCAGGAATGCAACAGCAAATGCAGAATATAACTAATCAATAAGGCGTGTTTGTCAAATTGACTAAATAGTATTAGAATAGACCATAAGCTAACCCATTGCTTTGAAATGGGGCCAGATAGTAATTTACCTTAAAAGGTGTTCACGTGAACCAAAACGAAATACAAAAAGCTGCACCGGCATCCGTTGACGACTTTGTGAATGAAATTCTTGATCAGGATTCAGCACAAATCGAAACAGGCGCCAAACTCACAGATTCAGCCACTGTAAGCGATGATGATACGGAAGTACCAGACCCAACTGAAGCCGAAAAGCCAATAGGGGATGGTTTTCAAAAGCGTATCGACAAAATAACAGCAGACAAGTACGCCGAAAAACGTCGAGCTGATGAATTGCAATTGAGAATTGACGGACTAGAAAAGGCAAAAGCATTGGATGCTTTGAAGAAGCCCAAGCTAGACGACCCTGAGATTGATTATGACGAAGATGTTTTTGAAAAAGCAAATCGTGATTATGAAATTAAACAGGGTGTACAAGACACTTTAGCAAAACAAAAGACAGACGCAGAGGCCGAGCAACAGAAAACCCAAAGCGATAAGGTTACAAGTGATTTTAATGAGCGTGTTAAGTCACTAGATAAAGCAGATTTTAATACAAGAGCTGACTCTATCCCTAACCTTCCCTCTGGTGTCGCTGATGCTATCATGCAATCGGAACAGGGCGCTATGATGGTTTATCATCTTGGCTCGCCAGAGAATGCAGAACAGGCCGCCTTACTAGCTACAATGTCGCCAGCAATGGCAATGATGGAACTAGGCAAGCTTTCGGTGAAACTATCGGCAAAACCTGTAGTTAAATCAAGTGCAGCGCCGGAGCCCATAGAGACTTTATCATCAGGTAGTGCTTTATCTTCAAATATTGGGGATGAAATGAGTACAGCCGATTGGTTTAGTAAATATGGTTAACGGCCAAAGGAAAGAAAATGGCTAACAATTTTAAAAATACTTCCCTCGTAACGCGCATTATGCTCAAAGAGTTTATGAATGCGTTGCAGATGGGTGCAAAAGTCGATCGTCAGTTAGATGGTCAATTCAGAAAGGTTGGCAACTCAATTGATGTTCGCCGCCCTGTTATGTTCGTTGCGACAGACGGCGCCGTAATTGCGTCAAACCCTGACCTCGAAGAACGTGCAGCAACCGTAACACTAGACCAGCGTAAAAAAGTTAACTTTGCTATTACTTCGCAAGACTTAACATTGAGCGTTGAAGATTTTACCGAGCGTTTTGTTCAACCCGCTGCCGCTGAATTAGCGCAACAAGTTGAAACTTCAATTGCAGAAGTATACAAAAACATCGGTAACTTTGTCGGTACTCCAGGCACAGCCCCAGCTACTTTCTTGGCTGTTGGCGCGGCTGCTAAAGTATTAACTAAGCTTGGTTGCCCAATGAATGTACGCTGGAATGCGTTTTATGACGAAGATGCGTCATTAGCTTTAGCTGATGGTTTAAAGACTGTTTTCCCTACTGATATTGCTAAGAAAGCAATTGAAGAAGCGGCTATTGGTCGTTACAGCAAGTTTATGCTGTATGAAAACCAGTCTTTAGCAGTTCATACGGTTGGTGTTGCCACTGGTACGCCTCTTGTAAACGGTGCTGACCAAGGCACAACTTATACGGCTTCT